TAGCGATGTCTCTAGTTCAGGGATTGAGGTCATGCGGCCCGGAAGGACGGGAGCTGGCCGAACAGATCAAACAAACCGTATTGCGAAAATGAAACGTCCATTCATACCCGAGGACCTGTTTAAACAGGGATTATCACCAATAGAATTCACAGTCTACTGCTACATCTCAATGAGAGACGGAGGCAGCGGATGCTGGGAGTCAGTGTCTAAATTAGCGACAAACATAGGTGTCCATCGAGCCACAGCATACAGGGCATTGACCTGCCTGATCGACTCTGGCTGGATACGTAAAGAGGGCAGGAAACTGTTCCTCACTGAACAAGGACAGACTATGACTAGATCAAGCGTTAACGATAAAGTAAGTGTCGCAGAAATCGACAATTCCACAGAAAAAAACCCCGACAGCACACAGCAAAATATGGTTAGTCCTGTCGATTTATGCGACAAGTTGTCGTTTTCTGCGACAAAAGTGTCGCACAGTGCGACTATAACTAATGAAGAACTAAAGAAAGTAACTACTACTACTGATATTGATCCTGAGATGGAGAACAGGATCAGGGTCTCAAAGAACTACGCAGGTCTCACCGCAGGTTTCCTTATTGGTCAGGCTTTGAGAGGAGGCAGCTATGGGAATGAGTGACTGGAAGATTCCCCACAGCTCCGCTGACGAGGACGCTGTTCTCGGCGCTGCTCTTGAGGGAGGTTTTGACAGGGCCGTGGATCTCGGTGTCACTGCGGATCATTTCCACGGCATACACCACAGGAAGCTGTGGGAGGCTGCTTGTGATCTCTCTGAGCATTCCATTGAGGTGAACTACATCAGCGTCCGGGATAAGGTCAAATCTGCCTCGCTGCTGGTCAACAAACTGTGCTCTGAGGGTTACTCTCCGAGCATGTTGTCCTACCACTACCCTCGACTCGAGGAGACCAGACTTACGAGGAACGTATTCCAGAGGTATTGGAACGCACTTGAAAACTTCTCAGAAGACCTGCCAGCGAAGGAGCTCATGCAGAATCTCGAGAACGACTTCTATGAGGTGACAAAGGCCAGCTCTGGGATGACTGATCAGCGAGAAGGCTGGCTAGGCTTCATAGATGGCCTTCAGGCTGCGTTTCCTAACGGTCTGCCTAACACAGGCTGCAAAACAGGGATACCCCCCTTAGACGCGATCCTGAGAGGATTTAAGCCGGGTTCTATGAATACAATCGCAGCAAGACCGGGCTGTGGTAAGTCGGCATTCGCTGTCCAGCTCATGCTCGAGGCTGCCTCACGTGGGGAACACGTTGTCTACTTCACCTTCGAGATGCCGTTCGATCAGATCGGGGCTCGGCTTCTCAGCAACTACACTCGCGAGGACATTGGATGGTATAAGGAGTCCGGTAGAGGTGATGTCAACAAGATCGTCGCAGGAGCAGGATACTGTGCCAAACTTCCTGTCACCATTGAAGACAACGTGCAGATTAACGCCAACAGAATCAGATCAATGGCCCGCAGGATGGCTCGAGAGAAGAACGTCAAGCTGTTCATCGTCGATTATCTGCAGATCGTTCCCCCTTCCTATCGAAATCAGAATAAAGTTGTCGAAATAAGCGACATCTCAAGAACAATGAAGATGGCCGCTATGGAGACAGGTGTTCCCTTCATAACCCTTTCCCAGATGAACAGAGCCATAGACCTCTCTGAACGGGCTCCTGCTTTGTCAGACCTGAGGGAGTCTGGGGCAATCGAACAGGACTCCGATACCGTCAGCTTCCTGCACCAGCCAGATAAGGCCAACGACAGCCGGGTAGATTTCATCGTCCGAAAGAATCGCCACGGCAAGACCGGAAAAATAGAGTTGGAGTGGACTAAATGGTGCGGTAGGTTTGAGCCCATCGACAAATCAGCCGAAACAGACGTTGCTCCATCCCTATGACACACACCATCATTGGCTTATCAGGCAAGAAACGCAGTGGAAAGTCCACCGCTGCAGACATCATACTGGACCTCATGCAGGGAGACTCGGTCAGGATCTCCCTAGCCACACCTATCAAGATCGATATACAGGGACTCATGGGTTTGCCAATCGACGACAAAAACAAGGAGATCATCAGGCCAGTCCTTCAGACCTATGGTGAGGCAATGAAGCAGTTATTCGGCAGTGACTACTGGGTCAAGCGAGCAGACCACACGTGGCGACAATACTCCCCATTCGCCACTGTCATGGTGTGCGATGATGTCAGGTTCCCACTGGAGGCCGAGTGGATTCGCTCCCTTGGTGGTATCGTAGTCAAAATCAATCGCCCGGGGTTCGATGACTCCTCCGACCACCACGTGTCTGAAACAGCAATCGACAGCATCAAACCAGACTACATCATCGACAACGACTCTACCCAACAACAACTCAAAACCAACATCGTCAATATGCTGAAATATGCGACAAACCTACGAGTCACAGGCTGACAGGGACCGAGAGACACTCGTCAAAATGAGGATCGAGGAGATCACAGGAGCAGCCCTAATCAAGCTGCCTCCACGTGACTCATTCGACTACGCAGTCACCAAACAGGGGCTGATCACAGGCCTCGTTGAGATCAAGTGCAGGACCATCCCGTCAACACTTCACGAAACCTACCTCATAGACGTTCACAAGCTCCGGAACGCCGCCTCATACGCTGCCATACACCCAGACATAGACTGCAGGCTGTGGGTCCAGTGGACAGACGTTCTGGGATGCATAGACATGACCATACCCCACACAGAGTGGATGGTAGGTGGAAGATCTGACAGAGAAGATCCGCAAGACATCTCCATCTGCTCATACATACCAATCAAAGAATTTCAAATGTATTGACTTAGGGGCTGAAAATGTGTACACTCGGCTGGGAGGTTGGCAGAAGTGTACACACAGAAATTGATCCAACTTCACCTATTATGGGTGTTAAAACTAAATGGAATCCTGATCTGGAGGCTTCAGGAATCAAACGCTATACAGGTTCAGGTCTGAAGAAGACGGACCCTGAGCGGTATGACTCAGTTTTAAAGGCAGCCAAGAAGGGTTTCGGACCCGAAACCCTGACAGAAGTGTTCGGGATTAGCCCGCAATTGGCAGCAGAAATTGTTAAGCAGGCAGAGAGAGATCCCAAGGCACAAGAAGCTTTCCTAAGCGACCTTATAAAGACGAGGGATGCAGCATTAGAGAAGCTCTCGGCAGCAATAGAGTCAGGAGAGCTGAAGCCCGATAAGTTGCCCGTGACAGTAGGAATCTTGATCGACAAAGTTGAGACAATGATGGGGAAACCTAGTACAACTATTAGACACGAGACGATCAATCTATCGGATTCAGCGTTAAGAGAACTGATTGCAAGCTGCAAGCCAGCGAAAGTTGTTGATGCTGAGGTGATAGAGGAGAAAAGTTAGGCAAGCCTATCTCTGAACATAATAAATATTGTGCGAAGAAAACAGCCAAACAGGGGGGGAGGGGGTCAGGATTTTCGAATAATCAGCGATTCCGTTGCGGATCTCCCCGCACACAACGATCGACAAAAGGACCTATCCTTCTTAGCCTCAACACCTACTGTGCGTCTTATCAAGAAACAGCGACTTCATGAAAACTAAACGCAAGCGCAAAGCGATCCGCAGGACGGGTCTGGATACGGCTGAACTCCGCTGGAAGGCTGGCAGGGAGCCTATGGAGGCTACTGTCACTGGCAGGCCTATGAACCAGAGGCTTCTGGAGACTTCTTTGGGGCTTGTCCGAGTGTCTGACAGTGCTCCATTCCAGAAGGGGCTCAGAATCCCTGTGTGGGTGGAGCAGGGCAGCGGGAAGCTTTATTGTAAGGGCAGGCCCCAGAGGCTTGACAGGTATTGATATGAAATGGACTCCCCACCCAGTGTTCCCGATCCCTACTCGTGAGGAGGCTCAGGCTATGGACTCTGCTGGTGTACTGGAGCAGTATGTCAAGCAGAGGGATGAGCTGATCCGCAGGGAGAAGGCAGATCCATTTAATTACGGCTCTGACTGGCATAATACTAAAGGTCTGTTCCGACACTGGAAGGATGCTGATGATGCGCTGGAGGACCCTGACATAGACATCGTCTACATATTCGGAGGAAATCGTGGAGGAAAATCGCGCTATATGGCTTCGAGGGTTGTCCGCACACTGGCCAATAAGCACCGTAGTGCTGTCTGGTGCTGCCATAGCACACATGACAGCTCGGTGCAGGTCCAGCAGCCGTATGTTTACGACTATTTGCCACTGCCATGGAAGGAGCAGAGGACAGGCCAGAGGGCGGTGGTTAACATCGGCTTCAGCCAGAAGAATGGCTTCAGTAATAAGACTTTTGTGGCCCCTAACGGTAGTCAGTGTTGGTTTAAGAACTACTCTCAGGAGCTGTCGTCTATGGAGGGGACAGAGCTGGATCTGATCTGGTGTGATGAGCTGGTTCCTATGGCGTGGATACAGACCCTCAAATACAGGTTGATCAGCAGGAAGGGGAAAATGGTTGTGACCTTCACGCCGATCGACGGGTATACAAGCACCGTCA